AGCATGGCTGGCACTTGATACCTTCGAACCGTTGGAAGCCAAATTTGCCAGCGCATTGGTCATCTGAATAAGATTCTTATTTACCGCCGGCGCACCAGACAATGTTTGCATCATCGTTTTTAATGCAACGCCAAGGGCCTGAATATTGGGAATGGCATTTCCCGCTGACTTGCTACCCAATTTGGAAATAGAACCTACCAGTGAATTTAATCCTGAAGCATCGAAAGTCACTGAATTAAGTCCATTCATTGTCTGAATAAAACTTTGCAGATTTCCTCTAAGCAAAGGGATATTCTGGGTAGCTTGAGTAACTGTTTTTCCACCCAATTTGGAAATAGAGTATGCAAGATTAATTATTCCCTGTGAATCATAGGAAATTGTCCCCATGCTACCCAAATTAGCCGACAAAGTCGACATTGCTCTGGAAGCATTGCTTACTCCTTGAACATCAATAGCTCCCAGTTTATTTAATCCCCTAGTTACTCTTGAAAAATCTGCTGTTTTAGTTCGTTCATTAAAACTCTGGATAGATGAAGCAATCTGATTTATTCCAGAGGCCACCTGATTTGCCCCGGACATCTCAATTCCAGATATAGCAGATTGCAAAGATATCATCTTTTGTATGAATTTATCTATTTTGGCATCAGCACTGTTTGTACTGGCATCTATTTGGACTTTCAGATCATCAATTACATCAGCCATGGTTTCACCGCCCTTTACACATACAAAAAAAGGCGAGTGAATTTTCGTCCATCACTCGCCTTTTCCATCTCTTCTTTTAACATCTTTTTCAAATGCTCCAGCAAAGCCTAAGAAACGCTGCAATGCTAGATCTTCTTCCATTTTCTTTTCCTCTTCTGTCTTTGGTGTTACTCGAATTGGTTCTTCAAAATATTTACCTTTCCGCTTGCGTTTAATAAATGGCATAGCATTGCATACTGTAGCGTCCAGTGCTGAAGCCACATATTGTCCCATAAGCCACATTTCTTCGCTTTGTTGTTGCCTCTTTCTTCGACAGGCTTCTGCAAAAGGCAACAGCTTTCTAGGATTCAAATGCCAGAATAAATCATAAGGAACCTCCATTACTAAAGCTGCTGGCAAATACTGTTCCCAGATTATCTCGTGGAAGTTGATTTCTTTTTGTGATCCTGTGGAATCTTCCCGGATTTGGACTTCTGCTCCACTTCCTCTGCTGCTTCGTTCATCTTGGCAATCACCTTGTCCATTCCGGTGAGTTTGAAAAAACCATCATCTTCCATGCATTCCCTTAAGAAATCATACATTCCCCAGAAAGAAGCGCGCTCATCATCTGGATTCTCTTTGACAAACTGCTTAAACAGAGCTTTAGCCTCCTGTTCATTCTCTACAGGATTGTTTTCCAGCAAGCCAGCATAAAGGGCTGTAACGGCGATTTTGGGAATGTCGGAAACCATGTCAGATGTTCCGTCCATAAATGCTGTCGCCATGGATACCTTATCACCCTCTTCAGATGGACCATTCTTCATGATGTAGCTACCAGAGACAATCTTGAATATCTTGTCAACACAGTCTTTATATTCTGCGGCTTCGAAGGAAAATTCCACTTTGTAGTCCTTACCCCCAATTGTTAAAATCTTCATATGTTAATACCTCCCATTTTTATTATTACGGATTGTCTGGTGCTTCGGTCGGTTTAATAGATGTTGACCAACCAATCTCTCCAGTTGGTGTAACAGAAACGCTTGTATCCCATGCACTATCCACATCAGACGCTGCCCAGCCCATACGAGTAGGTGTACAGGTAAAGAAAAAACCTTTTGTTAATCTCGGGTGGTAAAACTCAATCCACATTCTCTTGTTTGCGTCTCTGGCAGTTTCGTATTGATCGCAAATAGCTTCCCACATATCAAGAAATACCTGGGACATTCCGAATGTAATTGCCAGAGCGCCACCGACATCTTTTAATCCCTCGATATAACGCTTCCATTCAGTATCATTCAAAGATGTTACATCATAGGTCCCAACTTCCGGGTTTACATCAGGAATGCTTTTGGGATTCGGCAGATCAGTAAATGCCGTTGGCTTTGTCCCTGCGGTAGTTTCAATTCCATATCCAACATGGATACCGGCGGTTGATAAATCTACAGCTTTTGGCATAATGTCATATCCTCCTTTTTTTACATAAAAAAGAACCTCACCATTTGGCGAAGCTCAAAGTTAATTGCTCATATTTTTATATCAAATCACCCTCGCAATAGGTCCTATGGAACCTTGCAATCCAGCGATATGCTTCAGATGTATTTGACCGATCCACTTCCAACGGTCCGTATTTTAGAATAAATCCCAGCTCTGTCATAATATCCGCCACAAGGAAGATTAACTGTTTTGCCTTACTGGAAGAACCAGAATCATACATAGTGATTTCAAAGTCTACGGATATGGCACACTGCTTATTTTGCAAAGAACTGCTTGTAGTAGGCTGCCCCAGACTTTTAAAATAAAGGTAAGGGAAGGCAGGAGGAGTATCATTTCGAGTAGTGCCGCTTCCTGAAAGATATTTTTTCAAACGCGCATCATTAACAAGGCGAGTATAAACCAACGAAGAAATATCAAGCATTACCGAAATACCTCCTTTGCTATAACCGCCACCTGCGTCCGGATAGCAACGGAAGCATTATATATTGGCATTGTGGCTTTTGTACCGTGGGTGTAATGCCACTTTTCATCTTCACCCCAGTAGTACCAGCCATCTTCAAAAGCATGAATTTGACCGGGGAACGTGCCGATTCCATATCCCATCTCTCCGGCTTTTGGATTATCTGATGGATTATAGAAAGCACCAGCTCCGAACTCGACAAGAAGCAAGGTATTTATGGTTCCGTAGTCATTAGACTTTGTTTGCCCTGCGGCTACAAGAATAGCTTTACAACCATCTTTCCGTGGTTCCATTTCCACTCGGAGAGTAATGGTTTTACCTAGCGGAGATTCGCTGATGTTTTGCAGGGCAACAGTATGCCCGGCTTCTCCCAAATGCTGACACAGCAATTCAGCTTTCCGATGCAGGTCCGTTTTATATTGTTGAAGTTGATTGATTATGTCCTGGATTCCTTTTGAAGAGAAATCACCTCGGATTATTTTCTTAGCCATCTTTCACACTTCTATCTGGCAACTGTTTAATAGCATAGAGCACAGAATTGAGATCTCCTGCCACTTTGACAATTTTGTAGTCTGGCTTATTCATAAGATTGCCGCCAGAGTCAAATTCCGGTTTCTTATCTACAAATAGTACAGACAATTCATTAATTGGTAGCTTCATGCTGCAATCACTTATTGTCTTGTCGTACTCGGTATTCACACCGAATGGGTCAGTCGAGGATTCACCTCTGGCTGCAGACACCCTCGCCCGGAACTGTACCGGGTCCGCATACCCAACTGTATAATCACCGGTAAGAAGCGGTTCGCCTGTCACCGGGTCATGGATGATATTGCCGTCCAAGTCTTTTTCATAGACCGGAATATGCTCTGAATAAAGCTGGTAGTATAGAGTTCGTTGGTTACGTTTTAATCCCCTCATATAATCGCACCTTTACAAAAGAAAAAGAGAGGAAATTCCTCTCTTAACTAACTTTAATCCTGTAACCGTGAAAATCATTCCACATATTTACCAAAATATCCTTATTCTCTTCTGCCCATTTCAATATAGTCTTATTATCCTTTGAATTCACATCACCCTTATAAAATCCTAAAGGAGAAATCGTATATACTGCATCTATACGTCCTGGAGCTGTGACATGAAAATGAGGTAAGTTATGGGGCTTTTCACTACTTCTAACCTCTATCTTCATAGAATTTATCTTCCCAACCGTTTGGACAAAATGTTCAGAAGATTTGATTTTTTCAACTTGGAACTTGCATTTTCCGTATTTTTTAATTCCAAATAGCTCTTGGTGCATAATAATCGTAGTGAACGGTAACATACTAGTGTTTGCATTTATTCGTCTGTACATAACGGTCCCCCCCCCTCTTTACTGCAATTATACGGCAAAAAGAGCGTTATTGAAAGCCGTTATTTCACAATAATCCAATCTTCTGCCAAAATATCAGTCTGGCTCGGAACCCAACCGGGTTGCATTTTATTGTCAGCAGTTTTCATTCCAATACAATTTTGCATATCATAGCCTTGATACATGGCATTGCCAGCTGGAATTAATGTGAGATACATTCCTTTACCATTCCAGCCCATACGAGCAACCTTATGCCGCTCTTTCAGATTTAACAAAGCCGAGCCAAAATCCATAGTCTCTTCCTGTGTCTCAAATCCATAGTTCTCAATCTGGATTTTATCACAGTTGGAATGAATCAAATCATCATTGTACGTCTTGTCAATGTATGCCATTTTCTCCGGCACCCGGGGATTTGAAATAATCTCTGTTTCTCCGGTCGGCATTTTAATGAACAATGTAATATTAGAAACTTTATCTTTTACCTTTGCATACTCCACAAAAAGCTCTTCTTTTCTTGTCATAATTATTCTCCCTATATCCTCCCAGACATTATAAGCATACCTGCCCACCACCATTATTCTGATATGCACCCTGCGTCTGACCGGGAGGTTAGCCAGACACGCACCGTCTAAAAAATCAGATCTTATTTTTCAAATTCTTCTGGGTGCTCTTCCTTGTACTTTTCACACTCTTCTGCAAAGGAAGTGCCAGGGAATGTTTTCCAGCCTCTAACC